TTTCAGATGCAAAGGTTCTTTTAAACCTCTTTGCAATATGTATTCTGTTAACATAGTATCAAAAACAGGACCATCATATTTAAATCCACACTCCCACAACCACATCAAATCATAAGCTATGTTATGCCCTATGAGTATTGTTGCTCTGTCAAGTAACTCTTGTATGTCTATATGTTGTGTGCCACCAGAATCCATATTAAACAAATACTCGTTGCCCATATCTGTTAAACAACCAACCATAACTAATTTGTTAGTAGTTTCAAAAGGGTCAAGGTGCATCTTGCCATCCCTTTTGGTTACTGTATTTTCTACATCAAGTGTTAGTTTCATACATACCTCGCAGTCAGGTAATCTAACTCACAACTTGCAAGACCATGCCAACCTGATAATTTATTCTTAACTACATTTAAATGCCTTGCCGGACTCTCTTCTTTATTGTCTGGATTCTTGACTGAATCTTTAGCTATCAACAGCATCAAATCTGCTTCTGCAGCTTTACCTGTTCTACTGCCTTCCATCATAGCCTGATTTAAATATATCTTGCCTTCTGCATCTGCTGACAGTTGTGACATATAAAATATTGCACACTCATGTGCTTTAGCTATTTGTCTGGCATGAATAGCATTAGCTTTCAATGCTTCATCTTGTCTGGCAAAGCCACCTGCTCTGGCAAACTTATCGCCCATATCTAATATAACTATATCAGGCTTGTATGTTTTACACACACTCTCAACCCATGCCATATCTCTATCAGATGCATCTTTAATAAATATGTTTTTCTTAACAGCTTCGTATTTATCTCTTGCTTGGTCTGGACTCTTTTTTATGTCATGCATTGTCATACCTGTAGCTGCTGTCAAATATCTTGCACCAACTCTATGTGCTGACTCTTCATTACATAACACAATACATTTAGCACCTTGATGGGCAAACCCACCTGTACTAGCAACCAGTGATGCATGAAAGGATGTCTTGCCTGTATTTGGTCTAGCACCTATCTCAATCAAATGTCCTGCAGAAACTCCCTCTACTTTTCTGGTCAATTCAGGTATGTTGAATGACCACTTAGCTTCTAAATTATTTTTAGCTAACAGAGTTTCTAAACTCATATCATCCCATTCTATGTTAAGATTAGGTACAAAATCCTCTCCATATAATTCAAGAATGTTTCTAATAGGTTCAAGCGAGGATTGATTACCATTAACGTAGTCAAACCCAATATTAGCAATATCTTCGCCAACGACCTGCTGAAACAGTTTAGATAATACTTCCTGTGCAATGTCTTTTCCAAGAGGTTTCTCCCTTTTTATTCTATTAAATAAATCTAAATAGGCTTGTTTCTGTGCAGTAGTCATTGATGGATTGCCTGATATAAACAAGGCTTCAATCTCATCTGGTGTTACTGTTCTTTCATATGTTGACATTGCTTTGTCAATAGATTGTTTTATTTTTCTTACGTCTTTACTAAACAATCTGTCTGGACATTTAGCACCTCTATGTTCATCATAGAATGTTTTGTCCATTAAACTTCTAACTAGTGATAGTTCCATGTTGTTTCTCCTTTGGGGTTAAGGCATATAAATTATTTAAGTCTTCCTCATTCCTGTATTTTAAATCGTCTTTTAATTTTAAAACTTTTACTTCTGGCACATGACCTCTTAGTTCTTTTGCAAAGGCTAGTGTTTTGGGCATTGCATCCGGGTCTAGTGCTATAATCACAGTTGAGAATTGCGATAGATACTGTCTGTGTGATTCACTTAATGATGTTCCCAACACAGCTACCCCTACAAAAACACCACTACCTACAACAGCAGCACTTATGCAATCCTCAACTACGATTGCCACATTACCACAACCAAAATAAAAAGGCAAGTTATTTTTTCCATACCTCTTCCACTTGGGAAGGCGATGGGTAGTTGCTTTGCCTATGGCATCTACAACTATTCCATTTTCTTTGATAGGAAACACAACCCTCTTATCTTTTATATCGTAATGCAGATTCAATTTATCACAATCAAGTTCCCAGAGTTCACAAAAATTCATAATCTCACGTCTATAATTGTGATGTACCACATACTCAGGCATAATAAATGTATCATCTAGTTGTTTAACTAAATCTAGTGATGTCTTAATATCATCGACAGATAAATGTATTCTTTTTGAACCAGACAAGCTGCAAGATGCCTTGTAACAATTCCATAAAAGATTGCCCATATTATTTGTAACACTAAAAGTTTTATAGCCATTACATTCTGGACAATTCATTCTTTTACTTTCTCCTACATTTAAATGTAAATCATTTATATATGTATATATACTCATATATGTATCACTTCCCTGTGGCACTTAATATGCTTTTACCATAGTTCTGTCGAGTTGTCAATGCATTTTTTGCAGAGTCAAGTGTATTTTTCATGTAAGGCTTTACTGACTGTGGGTTTGCGTGACCTGTAACAGACATAATTTGACCCATCGAAACTCCTGCTTCAACCATCTCAGTAGTACCTGTCCTTCTTAAATCAGCTATTCGTAGCTCATCAGGCAGTCCACAGAGCTTAATTGCCTTTCTTGCTACGATGGATAGCCTATGAAGCGTATAGGGGTTGTATGAGCTTCTAATCGCCTTTGGAACAGGTGCAACATATTCTTGAAAATCATAATCTCTTTTCTGTTCCTGCAGCATCTCAAATAAATTATCACTTATTGGTAAGCTGACACTTGCACCTCTCTTAGATTGCTCCAGATTTAATACTTTATTGTTAAAATCTATGTTCTCAAACTTCAATAATCTCATATCGCCTACCCTTTGACACCATTCATAGGACATTTGTACAATTAAACCTATACTCCGGTATTTAAAATCACTGTAACAAAAATCTAGCAGCGTTGTTATCTGGTCTCTGGTCCAAACCACCTTTCTAGGCTTGTTAACTTTACATTTAAATGTAGAAAATGGGTTGTATTCAACGTAACCCATCTCCATTCCAAACGAATAAACTTTTCTAGATGATGCTACAATGTGATTAGCCATATAAATGCCATGTTTTAGCCACACTTCATATGATTGTCTAGCCATAGCACCTGTTAGTTTATCAGCTTTAGTTGTACAAATAAAGTTTTTATTTATTTTAGTGTTTAACATCCGGTCTAAACAATTTGAATAATCTACTTTAGTTTTATAGGCTAACATACTGTAATCACTAGATTTATAGTATTCATCTACTAGTTGTTTAACTGTTAATTTTGCCATTTTTCCACTCCTCACCAACTCCTTCATCTCCATTTCTAATGTATAACTTTCCTTTATAAACACAGGCTACTTTTACACCTAATTCAATTTGTTTATTAGATAATTTATTCACTCGCATTTTTGTTATGCCATTTTTAGTTGTATAAGAAGTTGGTGTTTTGATATCTAAAAATAATTTTTCTTTTGTTTTGTTGTTGATTGCCACTACATCAGCAAACCCAACACAGGATAAATTTCTAAAAACTTCGTATCCCCTTTTCATAAGATGAAAGCATACTTGTATTTCAGATATATCCCCTTTTCTTTTTTCACTAAACACCAAAAAAGCCATAAAAAAATATCATTAGCACACCTGTTATTACTAGTATAACTATTGCATCATTATTGTTTGGATACATGACTACACCTTGATAGCTATGTATATGCATAATGCTATTATCAGCAGCTTACCATAGTCGAGGTCAAACTTTGTACCCTCGCCATATTTTTTATGATATTCTACGTTAAAAAAATCTGTTATTCTATGCCACATTTTCATTCTCCTTTCGTTTATGTTTGTTATGTCTATTGTATGAACCCTTACCCTTTTTTGATGGTACAACTTGTTTCCTTTTTCTTGTGTAAGCAAGTAGCCTAGCTATAGGGTTGATTCTACTTAAAAATCTATTCATGTTCTCCACCTTTATCGTTATCGTCATACTTAATTCTCTTACCATTGTAGTACATATATCTACTTCTACTTGGTGTGTGATAGCCTTTTTTCAAAAAGAATGTAGGCTTTCTCTTAGCAGTTTCAAACGTAGCTACAGTTAAAACAATAGCACACAATATAAATACATGGGCAATGGCAGTTATGCCAAACACCCACATACTACCAAAGTACATAGAAAAAACTATGCACCACATCCATGCTAACACTTGCATAACCATGTGTCTAGTATTTAAATCAGGTATATGTTTCAATGGGTTACGCTGATGATTCATAATCATTTGCCATGTATCATGTACTATTTTAGTCATAGGACACCTCTCCATTTTTATTAAATTTAATTTTGCTATTGTTTATACCTGTTATAACAACATCAGTATGTGTAATACCCATACCATGTCCTATGCCATGCCCTATATCAATTTGTTTTATATGACCCTCAAAATAGGCAACCTCTCCTCTAATTCCATGTATCGCCCATCGTTTCATGTATTTTATGTGTTCATCTATGGCTTTCTCTAAGGTTTCTCCTTGAATATATTCAACCCTAGTTATAGGGTCATCAAGAACTATATCATACCTACCATTAGCTACGTAAACTACTGTATATTTATTCATGTGTATTTCTCCACTAGTTCTATAACAAAAGCATAAAAACCATAGATGTATAGTACTATAACTAAAGTTTTCAGCACCTTGTTTATTTGGTCATCAGCCATGTAAACCCAATCGTGATATTTCTTTTCACGTTTTGTCATAATTGTTCCTCTCAACAACTACTAATTTAAGAGCATCATCTAGTTGTTTAACTGTTATCTTATTACCTTTTGCTACTGCATCAGCAATCATCTTTTGCAATACTTCTAATGTTATATCTAAATATAATTTATCATAGTTTCTTTTTTTAGGTAACTCATTATATAATTGGTCACGTTCTACAGCCATTTTTAATCTCCTCTATTTTAATTTGTCAACAAGCGTATGTCACTACTCAATGCTTTTAATTTTTTTATTTTACTTTCGAGCTTATCACCCTCTTTACACAACTCCTTTATCTTTACTTGGTTGTCGTATAAATCCTCTTTTAGTTCTTCAACTTCTTTAATGGCTTTCTTAAATGCTCTAATCATATGCTGAAAATCCATCTGGGATATAGGTATATACTCTTGTTTTGTTTCGCAGAAGTATAATGATTTACCTAGTTCATACATATCACTAGCTAGTCTATTAGTGTCATTTAAAGCTGCTAACATATTTACTACTTTATAAATTTGCATGGGGTATCTCCTTTTTTAGTTGTTGCCAGTCATTCACTGACATTTTAAATCGTGTAAGGTTAGTTCTTATTTTCTTGTCCGGGGAAACTAAATCCCCTTGGGTAACACGTACCCATTTTCTGCCTACTACCACATAAACTAGGTAGCCACCACATAAGGGAAACTTGGCATTGTAAAAATCTACATGATATCTTTTAGCTGAATGCCAGTTGTTGCCTTGGGGTTTTTCTAATGTGGATATTTTCATTGTCATTCTCCTTACTGTAGTTTTATTTGGTGTGGCAGCCAAAAGCTGTTACATATTAAATAATATGTTTTTCCATTGTCCGGGTGGTCATAATATCCTGTAACCTCGCCCATAGCTGTATGTTTATTATCATCAGATTGTGCTATAACAGCAGTTCCTAATTTATATTTATACTTTGTCATTTTTAATCTCTCCTGTTTTTCATAAAGATGATTAGTATGATTTACTTTATCAATGTTGCCTTGAATTAAATCATATAATCTTTTACTATATGGTTTATTCCAGTGTTTATTCTCCATAGTATTTCTCTACTTTGTTATACAACTCTTGTAGGCTATCTTGATTAGCTTGGTATAATATGCCTATGCCACCTTTAGCTATCCATTTTTCTATATTTTTAGGCTTGTCATCTATTAGGATATTTCCTAAACTGTATGCTCTATTCCTTGCGTACTTTTCCTTCCTTCCGGTAAAGATTGCATCGCTTGGTGTATAGTTATGTTTAGCTAACCAGTGTCTTTTCCAGAATGCAGAATTGTCATTGTCGTATCTTAATGGGGATGAAAGTATAACCCATTCTCCATTAGTTAGATTGTCTATAAAACCTATCAGCTTATCACTGGTTTTAAACTTTGGTATTGTTCCAAAAAAATCAGTACCTTTTAAATCTTGTATTGACTGGTTTATGTCTAATTCTTTCCAATGTTTTACGTTATATTTTTTTTCTAATGCTGCGAAAAAATCAGCTATAACTCCATCCATATCAACATAAACTTTTCTTTTGATATTTTGATTAACTTGCTGTGTTGTCATTTTGTTTCCTTTCTTTTAGTTGTACAAGTAAGCTATCACATTATAGCCTACTTGTCAACTACTATTTTTTTACGCTGCTAATTCAAGTTTCTTAAACTCGCTAGATGATATCCATTTAGATACTTCTT